AATGCAACAGCATGGACTGACAACTCCGACTTGATACCAGCGTTGAATGAAGCGTTACAGGCATTGATTAGCTATCGACCCGATGCAGCGTCATACACAGCTATGATGCTGCTAGTCGCTGGAACGCGACAAACATTGCCAAGTGACGGCGTAAGGCTATTAAAAGTCATTCGCAACCGTGGTGTCAGCGGTTTAAGTGATGCAGGCAAGGCCATACGCAAGGCTGATATGTTGGTTCAGGACGCTATTGACCCAAACTGGCATACAACCACAGGCCAAACAACGATTGATGAGTATTTCTACGACTCAATAACACCTAAAGAATTTTATGTTTATCCGCCTGTAGCAGTATCACCAACTATCGGTATTGATATTAGCTATGTGCGTGTACTGCCAACAATCACGGCAGGCTCAGATACATTTCCTGTTGATGATTACTTTGGGCCCGCTGTTCAAGAGTGGATGTTGTACTCAATCATGGGTAGTGATGACGAGCAAAACCCGAATTATGCAGTAGCAAGAGCGCACCAAAAGACGTTCTTCGATTTGCTTCAAATAAAAGCATCATCCGATGGCGCGGTTAATCCAAAATCAAAAGGTTAAGTCATGGCTATTGTTCCCTATACACAATGGTTGCCATCCGTTCAGGTTAATGTGCCTGATTGCCCAAAGGCGTTAATCGTTGAAGCCATTCGTCAAAAAGTTATTGAGTTTTGCCAAAAGTCTTTATTCTTGCGTCAAGAGCTAGACGGTTTCTACACCGTTGCTGACGACAACGAGTACGACTTATCACCACCCGTCGATAACAATATCGCGCAACTGCTCATGCTAAAAGTCAATAAGCGTGAGCTAGAGCCAAAAACACAAGACGATCTCGAAGAAATATACCAAGAATGGCGTGACCAATCAGGTGAACCATCCTACTTCTTTCTTAAAAATACCAATACCGCCATTTTAGTTCCAAAACCTATGGGCGTTTATCCCGTCCGAATCCTTGTTGCACTAAAGCCAACACAGGCCGCTCAAGGCGTTGATGAGATTGTCTTTGAAGAATACAAAGATGCAATCAAGCAGGGTGCATTAGCGTATCTCATGCTCATGGCTGAAAAGTCTTGGTCTAATCCGAATATGTCGGCGTTTTATCAGAGTCAGTTTGATGTAGCGATTCAAGAATCAAAAATCAGATCCGAGCAAGGCTACGCATTGCGTAAAACCTTTCGCGCAAAACCTAATTATATTTAAGTGAGTTGATATGACGACTTATACATTAACTGTATCAACAGATGATTTAGGTCTTGGCGTTATTGATGGCGCAAGAGTGGTTGTCGAAAGAAAGCGTACCCAAGTAACTGATATTTTTAACGGGCGATCAATAGGTACAAATAGTACAGCAACCAACTCATCGGGCATTGCAACAATACTATTAGAGCCTGATGACGGCAGCGTTTATCACGAGTTAAAGATATTTGATTTAGCTGGCATCTTAGTTTATTCAAAAATATTTATTATGCCGCCGCAAGCCGTGGCAATAACAGCACTTCCCGTTCAAGACATTATTACAGCGTCAGCAGCTCAAGCGGTTGCAGCATCAGTTACGGCGACAGCACAAGCGGTTATCTCTACCGAACAAGCGATCATTGCGACAGAAAAAGCAGTTTTAACAGCAGCAGATAAAGTACAGACTGGTCTTGATGTAGTCGCAACAGCAGCAGATCGTATCCAAACTGGACAAGATGTTATTGACGCTGACCTAGCTAAAGATGCAGCTCAATTAAGTGAAACGAATGCTAGTAACTCCGCAGCAATAGCAGCGGCCAGTGGTCGTATCTACGTTGACGCTACCGCAGGATTAGCGGCAACAACAAACGGGCAATATTTCTACGTCCCGCAATCGTCGCCAGCATCAATTTTTTATGATTTATACAAAAACAATGCAGGCAGCGCATTATTTGTTAATAGCGCCCCGTCGAAAACTTTAATCGACACACTAATTGCAAAACTTACGTCAGACGTACCATTTGGTAGCAAATTTGCAATCTATGGTGATGACGGTACAGCAGCAGTATTAATTAAAAATGACGGTACATTTGTGGCTTATGCAATTGAGTTTACAACGCTTAATGACATGACAGCTCAGGCTGTTTATGACTCAGTAAATAACGTGCTTCCAATTACATACAGCGATGGCAATCAGCTTGTAGGCGAAACAATCACAGGTTTTATTTGCTATGTATTAGATGACGCGGGTTTTATCGCACTTGGTTTGCAGGCCGATGGTACTGTTGTCGCTAACGCTTTGACACTAACAACGCTTAACGGCGTGGCTGTTGAAGATATTATCAGTGGCTCAAGCGCAGCAACGGCGGACTATCGCGGTACTTATGATGCAGAAGTAAATCATCTACTTGGCTACGGTCAATCACTCAGTATTGGTGCAACAACAACAGCAATAAGCACAACAGCAAACTATGATTCATTGCGATTTGTGGGGGGTGTACGGCCAACAGATGCAGGTGGTACTAGCGCATCACAGCACGCATCACTTGTTGCGTTAGTAGAAACGTCTGTAGCAGGATTGGGCGAGACTCCAATGACTGGCATGGCTGAATCTATTAAAAAACGGATTTTGGCAGACAATGGCATTGTGTACACATCGCAAAACTATCAATTATTGGCTAGTGCCAGCGGGCAAGGCGGTCAAGATATTTACTCGCTCAGAAAAGGCGGATCATATTACAGTCGATTAACTGACGACATGACTTACGGTTATTCGCTCTCTCAAGCTGCATCTAAGACGTACAAAATAAAAGCATTTGTATTTACACAGGGCGAGTCAGACTATTTTTATAGCACATCAAAATCAGCATATAAAACATTGGCTATACAGTTATTACTTGACGTAGACACTGACGCAAAAGCCATTACATCTCAAACAAACGATGTTGTAATGATTACATATCAGTTGTCATCACACAGTCGTTATCAGTACGTTAGCGGCGTGGCTTCAGCAGCTTCATGTAGTATCGCACTAGCACAGCTTGAGCTTTCAAACGAGCAACCTAACATCTATGTCGCATGTCCGACTTATCATTTTAGCTATACAGATGACGTGCATTTAGATGCAGTATCAGCACGCCTAATGGGCGAGTATTACGGTCTAGCGTATAAAAAAGTGGTAATCGATGGAGAGGATTTCTTACCTTTACAGCCAATTTCATCACAAAAACAAGGCGCGATTTGTTTAGTAAAATTTCATGTTCCTGTGTTGCCACTTGCTATTGATACAACACAAGTCGCCGCAGTATCAAACTACGGATTTACGCTATGGCAATCAGACGGCACGACTCCGATCACTATTAGCAGCGTATCAATATCACAACCTGACACTGTCAAAATAGTAGCGGCGACAACAATCCCAACGGGCGCGATTTTGCGTTATGCGTTTTATGCAACAACAAACGGCACGACTGGCAAAACGACTGGGCCGCGCGGCAATCTAAGAGATTCGCAGGGCGATACAGTGACTACGAGTGTTGCGAGCATCACATATCGTTTAGATAATTTTTGTGTAATTTTTGAGAGGACATTGTGATGGCTATTGGATTAAAAATCGCAGGAGCGGCATTTACAAAAACTGTTGGTTCGATTTATTTGCCATTTCGCACAGGGTTAGTAGGTGAGTATTATTTCGGCGAATCATCTACGGAGTCAATCAAAAACCGCGCTAATGCAGCAAAACCATTAACAGCAACAGGCACAATTACTTACAACGCATATGACGCTCAATTCGTGGGCGGTGCAAATGGTTTTGATACCGCTAATGTGCCAGCAACTCCAAGCACAGGCATTCAAGAAACCACAGAGTTTACGCTGATATTTGTTGGTAAAATGACGGCGGGTGGTTTGGCGGCAGTAATCAGCAATTTTCACTCAGTAACAAACGGCAACGGCTATAACAGCTCACTATTAACATCGGCAACAGCAGGCAATAACTACGTTCAGCACGCTACTAACACGACAGCAGCAACGAATATAACTCGCGCATACGTTGACGAGTCGATTGATTCTATCGTGATTGCGCGAGTTAATGTGCTGACTGCGACATCATATAAAATACGATTAGCGGTATATCGTGCTGGCGTTGTTGTAACGAGCAGCGAATTAACCGTTGCGACGGCGCGTCAAATTCGATCAACGCTATCGTATAAAATTGGTCTTGCAAATGCGAGTTTGACTGGTGCAACAATTAACGCACGCGCAGTGGCTATTTACAGCGTGTGTCTTAGTGATGGTGATGTTTCTAATGCTGTGTCGCATTTAACAACGTATTTTGCGAATAGAGGGATTACTATTTAATCATGCGTATAAAACTAGCAACACCACTATTGGGTGAATTT